ATTTTAGGGCAAACAACTCTTCGTATATTACTTCTTGGTAACTAGATGTCAGGCCAAAGGAAGCGAAAGTTGATTGGTAGATCCATTTCAACCTCCGTATCACAGGAAGGACAAACAAAGTCACCCTTCATTTCAACTCCTGGCTGGATGTCTTTCATTACCTCTTTAAGCTTTTTGGCGTCACGAAGAGGCATGTTTTCTATATAAGATCCAACTAAAGCAGGATTGTCATTTACAGAAACAATAACGAGCCTATAAGTTTCTAAAGATGCTGAAAAGTCAACGTTATGCTTTTTATATTTCTTTTCCTTATCGGCTAAGGCTTTTTCGTCCTTGCCTGTTAGAAAGCGTATCTCGATTTTGGCTTTTGTCTTTGGTGCTGTAAAGGTAAATGTTCCTTTCCCTGTTGCCTCAACACCTTCGGATAAGGTTAGAGGCTTGTTGCGAACACATTCTTCCAAGTCAAAAGTTACTTCGGCTTTTTTCATACAAGAACGACAAACTGCCTCAACAGGATATTCATCACCATAAGCAGATCTTCGTATTTGTGTCAAGATCGCATTTTTGTCTCCAACCAAAAGGTCATCCAAGTCAAAGTTTTTTGTTACAATCAAAGAGTGTAAAAGCTTTTCAACAACAGTGCCTTGCTTTATATAAGACTGATTTAAAAGAATGTCTTCTTCCTTGGCAGTCATTTGTCTTACTTCCACTGTTGGGTTCTTTCGAAGAGGATGGTCCTCCGGATAAAACTCGCCTCCTGATGGAAGTTCAACAATATCATTTGCGGCCACAAAAGAAAAATCAGCACCTTGCTGGGCCATTGCAGGTGCTGGTTCCGGGGATGTTTGGGGGACTTCGGTCGCCCCCAAACGGTCTTGATTGTTTCTCATTATACTCCTATGAGGTTAGTAAGTTTTTATGCGCCGAAGCTTGGGACGGGTTCGTTGCCGCTAAGGAAAGTGAAGAAGTCGTATTTAAGCGTCATTGAAATCTCTGAGAGGTCCTCACTGTCGTATGCCAAATTTTGGCCAAACTGAACTTGCTTAATCCAAGCATTAGTAAGGGCAAAGCTAATGGTGCCATCTTGTCCATCATCTCCGGATCCTAGATGCTCAATAGTAACATTTCCGAGTGCCCTAACAGAGTCACTCTTTGTCATTAGGGATTCGCTAGCTAAATTTTCTCCTGCTGGGATATTATACCCTGAGTTTGCAAACTTTGCAAGAATGTTTCGTGATATATTGTCATTAATAGAATCGACTACCGTAAATGAAATCTCGTTATAGGTAACGGTGCCTGGAAAGTAGAAGGTGTGGTTTAAAAACTTGTGTTCTGATTCTCCAACGTTGATCTCTGGAAGGTTAACCGATTTGACCACCCAAACTGGAATTCGGGTGAAGTCGTCGATGATCTGAACTAAAAACTTAAAATTTCGACGAGGTTCAGAAGTTGCTGTGCTGCTCCAAAATGCCATTTATTATTTCTCCTTTATCTTAAATAGTCCTAGCTATCAAAACTTGCGCCGGAGCGGAAGATTTCGAAGTCGATTGCAATAAACTCAATTGCCTTAGTCGGCTTAAGGAGCACTTTTGCATATAGTACGTTCCGATCGATTAGATCAGGCGTTGTTGTTGTCTCATCAAGAATAAGTCTATAATCTTCTAGACCAAACTTAGCTTTGACATCGTCCAAGAGCGGCCGTGCTCTAAGAAGGAACTGTGCCCAAGTGTCACGAACGTTCGGCTGGAATAGGATTGTATTAGCGATTCTAGAAATCTCTTTCTTGATGAAAATAAGAAGCCGACGAACATTGACTCGGTCAAGTGCAGAAGCGCTGGCCTGCAGTGTTTTCTGTCCAAAGATAACAACTCCCTCTTGTGGGAACTGCGCAATCGGGTTAACGTTTACGCCGTATAGGTCGTCTCTTTCCTTTGAGGTTAATCGCTTAGAAACGCCAGTTGCTACAATACCGGTTGAGCCATCTGAGAGGCCGCCACGGTTGAAGCCGGCTGGTGCAAACCAAGGCTCCGCAACTCTCTCTGTATAACCAAACGCTGACAACGCTGCCACTGTCGCAGGGACATACAGTATAGTGTTTGATCCTCGGTCTCTTATCTGAACTGCCGGGTAGTAAGCAGCACCGTAAGAACTATCAAAACCTCGTGTCTTCATTTCGCTTACAGCAGTGCTAGGATCGGGAAGTCTAGTTCTGTTTGTTAGTATCTGGCCGGAAGTCAACTCAAAACGAGACTTGTAATCGTTTTCAATATCGATAATAGCCAATGTGTCTTTTCTTTCCTCGGCCATATCAACCAAGTAATCAGTTACAAGAGGATCGGACAAGCCCGGTGCGGTTACAACGTTGTGTTCAATCACATCAGGGTCTCTAAGCATGTCGATTGCCTTACGAACTGAGTATAGCTCATATGAAGTTTGCTCAGACTGTCCGTTGATTAGTCGGTTTGCAAAAGGCTCTGGCTCTGTAATGTCCAAGCCGTCTGTTCCGCCAACTAGCGGTAATGTAAACGAGTTAATACTAGAAGTAAGAAGAATATCGATATCCCCTGTTCCTCTAAGAGAGTTTCCAGCGGCTCGTGAACCTGAAACATAAACAGGAACTGCGGCCGAGCCTCTAACATCATCTAATGAGAAAATGTAAGAGTATTCTAGTCCGGCACTAAGCGTGCCCCCTGAGCCGTAAGGATCGCCTATGTCTGAAGAAAGACGTCTGGTGTAATCAACATAGCCGTTATCACGTCTGGCGAATGTACCTTGTGTGCGTGCACCGTAGAATGCATTCTTCGGTGTTGAGACGCCGTAAGTGCCTGACTGGCGAAGTGAAATCCGAGGGAACTCAACACTAGCCGACAGGCTACCAGTGAAAGCGAATCCGGAATATTCAGAGCCGGTTGTAAGTGTTGCTCCGGCAAACATTGAGGCTGCGGAAATAGCCAAGCCTGCGGCGGGAATAAATTCACCCGGAGGTTGGCTGCCGGTGGTTACTTGGGTCGCTGTTCTTATTGGCCCAAAGTAACCAAACGGAAGAACTGCTGGGTTAGCGGTAGCGTTGTCGACTTCATCATTCATTTCCATACGAATGTATTTTGAGACATTGTTGTATGTTCCATACTCTTCGTAGTATTTTTCAGTCGTGTTCCAGCTTAGGTATTTGTCGCCAATTCGACGAGCAATATAGTCTGGGGATGCTGGATTTAGATTTAGACCTGTGAATGACTCTAAAAGGTTTAGGGCGTTATCTGTATCGCTAGCATCTCGCACAAAAACATCAAAAGTGCCGTAAGGGTCGACAGTCGGGTTAACTGCTGCTTTTACGTTTGCAATTGATATCTTGACGTTTTTATTGTCCCACTCACCTCGAACATCAGTAGCAGCAAAACGGAAAAGTTTTTGCTGATTTTGAGGCTGGTAGGATGCGGTTTCTTCCGTAAGATCTTGTGCGAACACCAGGCCACTCTTTGCTCCGGCAGACGCATTGACACGTTCTGCTAGGTCTGCGCCCGAACCGGTTAGTGGGGCAACGAAAGCAAAAGCGTTCGAATTCGTGCCAACAAGCGTAGTTGGCGCACCAGAACCGGGGCCTCCGCCAACCACAATCTCTTGTAGTGAACTTTCAAAAGTCTCTCCTAGCCAGTAATTCAATCTTGTATCGGCAGCATAAAGATCTGAATTTGTGTAGTGCGGGTTTGTGTTGAACACCTTACGAATGTACTTTTCTGAGTTTGGATCAAAATTGAACGTGGCAGTAAGGTGGTTGGAACCTTGGTAGTTTTCGACAATTGCCGTAAATGTAAGGCTAAGTGCGTTAGAAGATTCATTCTGAACCAATGTACCAGCGGTGTCAACCGGAGTGGTTTGGCCGTTCGTGTTGCTTATAAGCTGTATTGATGCATCTGCATCTGTTAAATAAAACACTGCGCCGAGTGAAGCAGTTACTTGCTCAAAGCCCGTATTACCAGAGACGGCATTAGCAACGAATACGCCAGTAGCTTCAAGCGCTGTCCAGCCGGCGTAACCGGTCGAGGTCGCTTCTGGGTGTTTTTCTCCTGCTAACCGAACAAATGTTATTGGGCTGTTATTGCGAAGGTAAGCTTCAGCGGCGAATGCTCCGTAAGTCGGGGCGGCAAAGTTTCCTTCACGCCATACATCTCCACCTCTACCTCCAGGCGACGGGGGTCCAAAGATTCTATAAAGGTCATCTGTTGACTCAAGACGAACAGGGGTCATTGCTGGTCCATACGAGGTACGACCAATTACTGCAGGGCCAATTGGGGGTGCCGGTGCCGGGATTCCTGAACGATCAATTTCTGCTACTTGAACTCCAGGTGAAATAAATGTAAATTTTTCTACGGGCATTGCTTAAACTCCTTAGTTGAATTATATAATTATAGTTCAATAATAAATAGTTAGAAAATTCTCAAAAACACTTACAGGGTTAAAATTGTTGTTTCTTTTGGAAATTTGTATTCTACAATGCTTTCCCTGATTATTATTTTTGGTTTTTCTTCGTTGACATATTCGCCAAATAAATAGCCAATTAAATTAAAAGAGATTTTTGCTTCCAACTTTCTTTGTTCTTCGCCTAAATTTGCTGAGTTGTCGGTAATGTTGTAGTTTGAGTCCATAAATAACTCATAACGGTGAAAATTGTTCTCCACTACCTTATAGTTTATGTTTCCGGTTCGTACCATAAAAGGCTGAATCATTTCATTCATTTGCTGGGTGTATAACGAGGTAAGGGTTACTTCATAAGTTGGGTTGATGTGCACCACTTGAGGTATACCAATAAAGTCATAAACAACTTTTGTCTTTTTTCTTCTTTGGTTCTGCGTTGACTGTCCGGTTTGTTGTTTTGCAAATGCATTGGAGAAATCTGCTGTTTTACTTTGCATTATTCTTTTTGCGATTTGAATAGAAGCACCATTAGAATCTGGTGGGACGTTCCCTTGGAAGATTCCTTTTTTTGAAGGATCTTTTGATAGGCCGGTTCTTGCAACAGTAATAATCGGAAAGTTTAGAATGTCATTTGTTCTTGGATCTTTCTTTGTATACCAAGCTCGTTCGGATCCTTGCCAAATAACCGGAACTTTCTTGAAGCCTTTGTTTGTTCTTGTGCTAATGTTTAGATCTTCATTGACAAAGTTAAAAACAGCCTCGTCAATGTTTTCCAATGTTGAGGGTTCGAACGGGATGTGTATTAATCTTTCTGATCCGTTATTGTCCATCGAATAAACCTTCTCTTGATCTCAAGCACTTGGCTGAAATCTCAAATCTTCTGTCTGCTTGCCCGAATAAAAGCCTGGGTTCCATAAGGGTTGTTATTTCGTATAAAATCTCGTCATACAACACAAAATCTCCTTCTCTAACATAAAGATCTTGGTCCTCGGTAAGCCTTCTTTTGTGGAAGTTTACAGTTATTGAAGCAGTTTTGTCTAGGCCGTAGTTTGATGTTTCTGTTTGAATACCATCAAACTTGACTAATGCGTATACTCTAACTGGAGGAAGGAAAGATTTTTGGATTGCCTCCCCATAAAGTGAATGATAGTTTGTATGTTCTAAGGAAAGTGGGTAATAAGCAACTGTTTGTCCTATTACTCTTTCTATTAGTTCGTCATTTACTTGTTTTACCAGATCTCGCTCTTTCTCGTTGAAAAAGAGTGGCGGTGGTGGCTGAGCTGGTCTAGACCATTTGTTATCTGCCATTATGCGCTACCTTGTGGGCCAGTATAGATCGGCATTGGAATAGCTTTAAAGGTCTCAACCACTGCCGAGATCTTTGTTTGGTCGTCTTGTGCAAGTTTGGTATAAGTTAACTCGTCCATAATGGTCTTGAGTTCATCTCTAAGAGCTTGCTTTTCTGCCTTGCTCTCATCTTTTAGGGCAGTACCGTTCAGCGTCACAGACTCGCCAGGAATAGGAACTGTGGCAAACTTAGAACGTATCTCTCCTAGTTGTCCTTTTGATACGGCAAGAGCATAGCGCCGAATCCAATGTTTGCCTATTGAGTTAATAGAAGCATACGGCACATTTTCGTATGGAAGGGTATTTAAGTTGTTCACCCCATTGATTTGCTTTTCAACATAGCCAATAGACGAAGAAAGCGGTGATTCATCTACTGAATACTCGATCCACATCTTTCTGGGCTGGGCAATGGTGGGAGAAGGGAAAATACGAAGTTGGTTGTTTCTTAACTGATATGAAAAGCCGCTTGTTCTTGTATAAATAGCGTCTTCAAAAGCCATTGCCTGGGCTTTATTTTGCCAAGTTGGAATAACTTCAAAAGTTGAGTCATCAGCAAACTGACCATAACTAGATAAGTTGCCAACAGCGTTCAAACCGCCATAATAGCCATAGAAGCGCCACATTGCTTGTGGGGTTTTATAAAAAACTTTTCTAATTAAGATTCTACTATCTGTTCCTACTCTTGATGAATGAACCGGATCTGCTCTTAAGATGCTTTCTAAGTCATAGTCTTGCTTATCAACCTCAACATCAATCGAGGCTGAGTAAATGCTGGTCAAACCGCCAACACGAACTTCTGTGCCAACAGCATCACCAACTCTGCGTGAGTACTCAAATGAAAAGCGAGTATACTTTATGGCAGCTGCTGAGCCGGAAGCGTCGCCGGCTATTATTGTGCCGTCCGAGTCAAAAGAACCAGTTGAAGATCCTAGCAGGTCAGAAAGAGAGTTTTTGCTTTGATGTAAATTAACAAGATAAGAGTATTCTATACAAGCATCTTCATAAGCCGCATAAACATTGCCGGCTGTAAGCTCAATGTCCAAAACGTCGCCGCCAAGCATTTTATAAGTATAAGCAACTTGGTCTGAGGCGCCTGTTAAAAAGGAGTCTGATGAAGAATAAATGCCGTATGGTAAAGTTGCGGCCACATCAGTTGCTGTCCCGGTCTGAGGAAGTATTATTGCTGATGTTTGGGAAGTAGGTGTTAGGACAGGCAAAGACATTCGTGTATTCTCCTTATAAGTGCTCTATCTTAAATAGTTCTCGGCAAAAGAAAACCCCCGGTGTTTCCACCGGAGGTCTCTTTTATCCTAGTTCAGACTAGTTCTTAGCCAAGGAAATCCTTGCAGATAACTAGACCGTACATGTCCGGACGAACCATCTTCTTGGCGTAACGGGTCATGACACCCTTACGAGGTACGAAGTCCTCGACACCGAAGATAGTCGGAGTCACCTGGAGAGGAACATACGGAGCGTATACGTAGCCACTCTCAAGGAAGGAAGCGCCCTTGCGACCAACTAGTACGACATTGCGTATGAAGTAGGGGTCGACATAAACGTCAAACTTCTTGGAAAGTGAACCAACACGAACAGCACCAACGGATCCACGGTCATCATCGTGAGTTACAGCAGCACGGAAGCCGGCGGTGAACTCAAGAAGGTTAGCCATTTCAGGGGAGACAACAATAAAGTTGGCGCCGCCACGAAGTGTCTTGCGGTGAATCTGAGCGGAAACATCATTGATTGTCTCAATGAGAGTTTCGTACCACTCTGAAACATTACCAGTGAAGTCGGCTCCGAGAAGGCTCTCGTTCTGGGTTCCGCTAGCGATATCAGCGCCGGTTTCACGGTTGACAAAACGACCCGGTCGACGTGACCAGTAGTAAGTTCCGGCAGTTGCGCCCTTAACAAGGTCTTCAAGAATCTCACGATCAATCTCAAGAGCAACCTGCTCTGAAAGGATTGAAGTAAGCTCAACCTCTGCGTCCATGTTGTGGTATGCGTTGAGGTCCTGACCAAGTTCCGGAGTCCACTTCGCCTTAAGCTTCTTGGTGAC